CGGAGCCTTTGAAAATTGTTCAAGTATTGTTGGCGATCTTATTTTTAAAGATGCGATAACTGCTATAGGTCAAAATGGTTTTAATGGATGCACATCTATAAACAATGTTTATATAAATAGAGATTCATCAATTCTTGGTTTAAACGCTTTTTCTGGGCCAGTTGGAACACTATTTGTTACTAATACCCATATAGCATCGTATGGTGGAGCTGGAGCAACCTATGACGGCATGACCGTAGCATTATGGTCAACTTACCCTACTGTATAAAATGAAACCAAAACCAACTATAAAAAAAATTAGAGGCCAAGAAATCTGGTTGGCTTCTTATGAATCTGCGTCAGGGAAAAAATACGAAGTTGAGTCAGATTCTTTTGAATCCGTTTTGAAAAAATGGTACTCTAAGTATAAAAAAGAATTTAAATTAGGAGGTGGATGATGTTAATTTTAGCGTAGATCAGTTGATCTATTTACCAAAATCGACATTAACCTGCTTGTTGTTTTTTGCTTTTGATTTGATTTCATCAAAATGTTTTGCTCCTTTTCTTTTAGAGGAATAATCTTTATAATATTTGTCTTTTACTGGATCAACGCCTCCGTTTGATTCGGCTCTCATTTGACTCATTTCTTTGCTATAATCCATCATATCTCCAACTGTTCCTTTCTTGTTTTCCGTTTTATTGACAAACTCTTTTTGACTATAAGGATCAATTTGAGAGTCTATTGAAGCATTAGGGACAGTGAATATCCTTTTCCATTCAAGTCCATCAGGATCGGAATATACGTGATCCTCCATCATTGTTTGAAGAACTTCTATATACTTTTCTTCTTCTGGGTGTCTGTAAATATAAATGGGCATATTGTATTATACACAAACAGAGGCGGTATTCAACTGCCCCTGCTTGATTTACGCTATGAACAAAAGCAAAGATCGTTAATCAATCTTTACAGCAAAAGATTTTTCACATTGTTTTTTAGGCATTGTGATAGTTAAAAGACCGTTTGACATTTTAGATGTAATATCGTTTGGAGATACTAGATCATTAAGAGAGATAGAAAACTCTTTGTTTCTGTCGTCTTTTTTGGCTTTGATTTTAATATTTTGATTGTCAGCAGTAATGCTTACATCTTCTTTAGAAAAACCAGCTAATTCAAAGTCGGCAGTATAGATATCGTCCTCACTTTCTATAAATCTTTTTTGCGTTCTATTTAATTCTTGGAATAATGTTCTCATGATATATATTTATTAACAATTTGTATGCCAGTCGGCAAACCTAGATTATATGGGATAAAATGGAGTCTACAGTATTAGAGTAGGACATTTTTTCCGCTAATTTTTGTCCCTCAGTGTTAATTTGTCCTACTTTTTTCTCAGCTTCTTCCATAGCGGCAACTGCGTCTTCTTCCCTCCAATCAAAAAATGTTCCTTGGTTAAAATCGCCGCCTTTAACAAAAAACTTATTGTCATAGCAATCAAATGAACCACTTGGCTCTATCAGAATGCAATTATCTTTTGTAGCCCAATCTTTATGAGAAGTTGCATTAAGAACAACACTCCACTTGCCCAAACATGTAGCATTAAATGATGGTAAATTCCAGCCCTCTCCGCCAGATAAGCCAGTTAAGTCTATATCAATAGAGTTTAGAAAATCGTTTACCTCTGAGTTTTTTTCTAAATACGGCAAGAAGTTTATGTTTGTATATCTTTCTCCTTCCAAAACAGAGTTGAGAATATAATTCATTTCCTCGTTTTTGTAGAATGGGTTTGTTACACAACAGCTTAATTGGTATTTGTTATTGTTACCGTACTTATTTAGCCAAGCTTTGATTATTTTGCCAGTATGTTTTCTTTTTTCGAACTTTCCCATCAATCCAAAATGGATTACGCCATCGAGGTATTTTTTTTCTGTTCTAAAAAAGTCTTTATCAAATCCTAAAGGAACAAACAAAGATCCAAACATATTAGAAGAGCATGAAGAACTAAAAATAGTTTTTGTTTGGGCTTTGGCTATTTTCTTTTCAACTTCTGTAGGTTGATTACACTCATAAAAAGTATATAAATACTGCTTAGAGTTTTTTCTATTCTCCGCTCCATTTAAATGCCAAACTTTCAAGCATGGAATGTCTTCATCTAGATAATCAAATCTATTTTTTATTGATGACTCAAACTTTAACTTCAAATCTTCTGAGGGATCATAAGCCTTAAGATCGAAATTATTATTTGTTGGAAAAATACCAACATCATGGCCCTTCTCGAAAAGCTCTCTAGCAATGTTATACGAAACATTGCCGAGGCTTAACGAGTTAAATGGAGCGTCTAATAGAATTTTCATTAAAAAGGAATATCTTCATCAACAGGCGCTGTACTTTTAGGCGCTTTTGGAGCTGAATCATTGGAGTCGTTTCCACCTTCAGAATTTCCAGTGTTAATGAACTGGAAGCTCTGGGCGGTAATGAAGTCTTTGGTGTACTTCTTGCCTTCTTTTTCCCAAGAATTACGCCTAAGCTCGCCATTAACGATAACGCTTCGGCCTTTCTTCAGATACTCGTCAGCAATTTCTGCTTGGCGACCCCACATTTCCACATCAATGAAAACCTTCTCATCGTCTTTTGCTCTATTGCTAGAAATACAAAGACGTAGTTTGCAAACTTTTTTGGAGTTTACATCTCTTGTTTCTGGATCTTGTACCAGATACCCTGCTGCTGTTATTGTGTTAAACATAATTTATATTATCGAGTTGTTTTTTTACTTTATTGAGAAATCTGTTATGGATATTTATGCATCCTTGAATGCTCAGATCTAATTCCTTGGATACCTTTCTCCAAGGGTTTAATCTATTATTAGTCGTATTGTATCGAATGTCAATGATTTTTTTCACTCTTTTATCACTTTCTTCTTCAAGAGTCTTATGGAAGCAGTCAAATGCTTCTATTTTTTGAATCAAATCTATAGTACCACATTCTTTAGAAACCTCTTTATCTGCTAATTCTATACCAGCATTCTTTTTATTTCTTATGTTATTTATTGCATTTAAACATTTCCATTTTGTCTGGTTTGCTAAGAAAGTTGAAAATTTGCTCTTTTTATCTGGTTTAAACTCTAAAGCTGACTGATATATAACAAAATCTTTATCTTCAAGAATCGAATCTCTACTAACAAATGAATTTTTATGTATATATCTATCCACTATATGAACATACATTCCAGAGTGTCTTTCTATAAGCTCTAATAACGAATCTCCGCTATTGTTTTGCTTTATATCATTTATAAGGGACAGGTCGTTTTCCATAATTTGTATGTATTTTCGTTAATCAAGGAATTAAGAACCTCGTTCGCTGCTGCTTGTATTAGTCTTTCGTCTTCAAAATTTCCAATGTGGAAACATAAGTCTGCCGAATTTGCTATATAAGCATTGTTTTCTTCTTCGTATTTATTAGCTGGTTCTGCTCCATCGCGCTTTATCAAGACTGAAAAGCCCTTATTATCCTTAACCCAATCAAGTTCATTTGTAAACCTAACATCAGTGATTATGTTGACCTGATTATCATATAGTGAAGACTGTAGTTTTTCAACCCAAATATTATTATTTATACTTCTCATGATATCTGTTCCCCAGCACACAAGAAAAGGCCTGATTAATTTTTTTTCATCTTCGTCCTCTGTGAAGGCGGAAATACCTATTTGATCTATTAAAAACCTATTAACTGATTCTTTCAACTCGTTAGCGAAAGAAAAGGTTCTTGCTTTAATACCATTGTCTTTCAAGATTTCCTCAAAGTTCTTTCCGAGCGTATCTTTTCCAGACCTAGCATTGCCAGCAATACCTATAATCTTATTGTTTAAATTCATATACAAACCTAATTTAACACAACCTTATCTGTTAGTCAAGAAATGATTATTAAAAAAGAATATTTTTTTTAATAGCAAAGCGGTTAAAACAAAATCTTCACTGAGTGTTTAATAAAATACGTTATCGGTAAGTTATACTATACGGTAACGTCTATGTTATCGATAAGATATACTTAACGGAGAGTATTTTTTTAAACGCGAAGTTAATAGGTTACGTAAAGTATTCGTAAGATCGATAGCCTTAAAGTTCATCGAATAGCATCTCCCTCCCGTTCCTATTATACAATTCGTTCCACATTTTTTCTAAACTTTTTTTCACTTTTTTTTTCAAGTTAAAAAAATCACTATATTTTTACATTGACGCAACCCTAAATTTGGCTATAGTGTAATTTACTTAGGCGACCCTACTCTTGGGTGATTTGAGCCTAATAGAAGAATTAAACCTATAACAACAAAATATAACAATGAGCATATTTGATGAGCAGATTTCAAGAAAACCAGACCACTATCCTTGGGCGGAAAAATTCATAACAGCCATGCATGATGGCCACTGGACAGAAAAAGAGTTTGACTTCGCTAATGATGTTCATGATTTTCACGTTGAGCTTAACGATACTAGAAGAGAAATGACAATTAGAACGCTGTCTGCTGTAGGACAGGTTGAAATCGCGGTGAAGAAGTTCTGGGCAAAGCTTGGCGACAATTTACCACACCCATCTCTTACTGACCTTGGTTATGTAATGGCTAATATTGAGGTTATCCACAACAACGCTTACGAGAGACTACTTAAAGTTCTTGGTTTAGAAGATGTTTTCGAAGAAAACTTAAAGCTTGACTTTATTGAGGGTCGGGTTGCATACCTTAGAAAATATACTCATAAGTTTTACAAAAACTCAAAGAAGCAGTATCTTTATGCACTTATTCTTTTTACTTTGTTTGTAGAGAACGTATCTCTAATGAGCCAGTTCTACATCATCAATTGGATGTATAGGGTTTGGCGCGTTCTAAAGCAGGTTGATCAACAAGTTGCTTACACTCGAAACGAAGAGGCTATTCATGCTCTGTGCGGGATGAAGATTATCAACGAGATCAGAAACGAGCATCCAGAACTTTTTGACGAAGAACTTGAAGAAAGAATTGCTCACGAAGCTATCCAAGCGTTTGAAGCCGAAAGCAAGATTGTCGATTGGATGGTTAATGGCACAGTAGAATTCGGCCCAGATGGAGAAGGTTTGTCTGCTGACATCCTTAAAGAGTTTATCAAGAACAGAATAAATATTTCTCTTGAAGGAATTGGATTTAAACCTGTTTTTGATATTGACAAAAACAAGATCAAGCATACAATATGGTTTGACGAGCAGTTAGAGGGTAACATCAGTACTGACTTCTTTGATCAAAGACCAACTGAATATACCAAAAAAGGACAAGCATTCACAGCAGAAAACATATTTTAAATGAAAGACTACTATTGGTTAAATAAAAACTCGGAAAGATTCTTAGGTCAAGGTTATTTAGAAGGTGACGAAACAGGTAAATCAAGAGTTAAAGATATAGGTCTTGCGGCAGAGAAATACCTCGGTATAAAAGGTTTTGCTGAAAAGTTTGAAAAGTACATGGCTATGGGTTTTTACTCATTGTCCAGCCCAGAGTGGGCGAACTTTGGGAAAGAGAGGGGACTTCCAATTTCCTGTAACGGCGTTTATGTGCCAGATACTATGGACGGCATCTTGTATAAACAGTCTGAAGTAGGAATGCAAACTAAGCACGGGTCTGGAACCTCTGCTTTTTTTGGAGACATTAGAGGTCGAGGAAGTAAAATAACAGCTGGCGGAACATCTTCTGGCTCTGTTCATTTTATGGAACTTTTTGACAAGGTTACATCTGTTGTTTCTCAAAGCAATGTAAGAAGAGGTTCTTTTGCTGCATATCTTCCTGTTGATCATCCAGACATTAAAGAATTCTTACGGATAAGAAGTTCGGGTCATTCTATTCAAGAAATGTCATTTGGTGTTTGCATTTCTGACGAGTGGATGGAGTCCATGATTGCTGGAGATCTAGAGAAGAGAGAAATCCAAGCGAAGATAATCGAAAAGAGGTTTGAAACTGGATACCCTTATTTGTTTTTTACTGGCGCTGCAAATAAAAATGCACCGCAGGTCTATAAAGACAAAGAAATGAAGATCCACGCTTCTAATCTTTGCAATGAAATTTCATTGCCATCATCGGAAGATGAATCTTTTGTTTGTTGTCTGGCTTCTTTGAACCTAGAAAGGTGGGATGATATTATAAAAACAGATGCTATAGAAACACTCATTTATTTTCTAGATGCCGTGATGGAAGAATATATCCAGAAAACAGAAGGTTTGCCATTTATGGAGGCTTCGCACAATTTTGCCAAAAAGCATAGAGCTTTGGGTATGGGAGTCCTTGGTTGGCACTCTCTACTACAGAGTAAAAATATAGCTTTTGAAAGCATGGAGGCTAAACTTCTTAACGCTTCGATCTTCCAAGAAATTAGAAAGAAGGCCGATAAATCTACTGAAGATTTAGCTAAAATATTAGGCGAACCAGAAGTATTAAAAGGTTATGGTCGTCGGAACACAACAACTTTAGCCATTGCCCCTACAACAAGCAGCTCTTTTATTCTTGGGCAAGTATCCCCTTCAATTGAGCCTCTAAATAGTAATTACTTTACAAAAAATTTGGCTAAGGGCAGCTTCACATATAAAAACCCATACCTTAGAGAACTGCTCAAAGAAAAAGGTGAAAATAAACCTAGCGTTTGGAAGTCTATTCTTACGCATGCAGGGTCAGTTCAACATTTAGAATTTTTGACTCAAGAAGAAAAAGATGTGTTTAAAACGTTTGGCGAAATCTCTCAAAGAGAAATTGTAATTCAAGCTGGTCAAAGGCAAAAATATATTGATCAAGGGCAATCATTAAATCTCATGATACCTCCTAAAGCATCTCCTAAAGAAGTTAACGAACTTTTAATTTTAGGTTGGCAATCTGGTTTAAAAGGTTTTTATTATCATAGAAGTGCAAATCCAAGTCAAGAATTAGCTAGATCTATTATGAATTGTTCGTCTTGCGAAGGTTAATCTTTCTATTTTTATAAAAACAGGTGTAATATTTAATACTATGGAAGTCGATTTTTCTGAAAAAATTAAAGATTTTGTAAAAAACTCAAAAAGAAACTCTTCTGTTTCTATTTCTGAATCATTATCTTCCCTATTAGAATTCAAAGCCAAATCTCATAACGAAGAAAATATATATAAAATAACTTGCGATCAGTTAAAAAAAGTATATAGAAGGGGTTCTGCTGTCTATTCTCATTCTCATTTAATAAATAAAACCAGAGGACAATTAGCTTTAGCAAGAGTAAATAATTTTTTAAAGTTGGCCGAAGGTCGAGAAGTTTGTGATGCTTATAGGATGGCTGACAAAGACATTCGTGAAGGAGAAGACGCTTATTACGTAGAAGATCCATCCAAAGCCTTTATTGGTTTTACTGATTTGGAATTAGATTTAGCTTGCTTAGAACTAATTAAAGCTGGTATTGAAAAATGGGATCAGGATATTGATTGTTTTGATTTAGAATATACAGAAAAAGAAAAAAAGACACTTAATAAACCTTTTAAAATCCCATCAGAATCACCTGACGAGTTTGGTGTTTTTGTTAAAAACCCAGAAAATGGCAAGACATCTTTTGTTTGCTTTGAGAAACGGCTAGTTCGGGCTAGCCTTGGAAGCTTAAATGTCACAGACCCCATGTATTGGAGTAATAAATTTTGGAATAAAAAACCAATTAGCGAATCAATTTCATCAGACGCAGTAGAGTGGGATGATAATGAAGTTGTTACTCAATGGTATTGGGACGAAAGCTCATTTACTGAATACGATGAGATCTTCAAAATTGATCCAGATGTTTCCAAATTAATATACCCTGACGAAAAAGTTGAATAATTCTACGTGTTATATATAATATAACATGTCAACAGTAATACTCGGCTCTTATTTCTCAAAAAAAAGACATTCAAACGACGCTAACGACCATCATGTTATAGGAAGGTTACCTAATGGTCACGTTTTAAATGATGATTTTTCTTATATTGAAAAATGGTATGATTCAATACATAAAAATAACCTAAACGCTGTTCTTTTTCACGACAACCTTTCTGAAGATAAGGTAGAAAAATATCAAACAGACAAGATAAAATTTATACGCACAGAGGTAAATCATCATAACAATCAGGACTATAGATTTTTTTGTTTTAGGGATTTCTTAGAGAAGAATCATTTTGACTGTGTTTTTCACACAGACGTATCTGACGTTGTCGTTGTTAAAGATCCAGAACAGCTGCTCAGAGATTTTCCAGAACACTCTTATTTTTTTTGCAAGGACAGTATAAAATTATCCCAGTTTCCATATCTACAATGGCATAAGGCGTTTTCTTTTGAAGACTCCATGAAATTTATGCTGAATCAAAAAAGATGGGATTTAATAAATGTGGGTGTAGGAGGTGGGAGCTTTGATTCCATGAAAAAATTTTACAACGAGTATTGCAAGATAAGAGAGCCACTTGGAAACTTTGACATTAATTTTGACATGTGGATTCCTCAATATCTACTCCGCTCTTATTTTGATGATAAATTTATTTTAGGAGAACCTGTTTGTAGCGAATTCAAAAAATACGAAGAAAAAAGAGACGATGTATATTTTATCCACAAGTAAAAATGAAAGATTTCAAAGATAAACATAAAGGCAAGACGTTTGTAATTTTTGGTTCTGGACCAACTCTATTGGAGTGGGATGATTCGTTTTGTGAAGATGCAATTAAGATCGGCTGCAACACAGTGTTCATGCACAAGCCAGATCTTGATTATTATCTTATACAAGATTCTGGATTAATTACTGGAAGTGAAAATGGTTATTGCCGCTTTAAGCAAAAGTATGATGAATACAAACCATCAAAAGCAAAACTTTATGGTGTATCCTATTTTAGTAACGGCATGCTTCACGGACATTCTCTTACACCAAGAGATGTAATAGACGGTAAAGCAATACAATATTCAATTGGTCCTGATTCAAACAAGTGCGATTTTGTAGAGTTTTATTCGGTAATTTTTTCTTGCTTACAATTTGCAGATTTATGTGGAGCAGAAAATATTGTTGTAGTAGGTTGCGATGTGACAAACAATATTAGAGCTGGAGAAAAGCAAGAGCATAACGGATACAAGATAACTAATTTGGTAGAAAGATGGAGAGACTTTAAAAAATCTTATCCACACATGAATATAGAAATTTTTAAGCCAATCGGTTTAAAGGATCTATTTAAAGAATACAAGATATGAGTTTGAAAATACTTACAGTATTAAAAAGCGGAGGCGATTTCTACCCAGAGCATGTTTATAAAATCAAAGACATGTGCGATACGCATATTAAAAACATTGATTTTTCATTCCATTGTCTTACCGACTTAGATTTAGATTGTGATACAATTAAGCTTGAACACGGCTGGCCTAAGTGGTGGTCTAAAATTGAAATGTTCAAAGAAGAAGGCCCTTGTTTATTTATTGATTTAGACACTATAGTTTGCGGAGATGTTTCAGATATAATAAAAAAGCTTAAAAATTCTGAATTCTGCATGCTTAAAGATCAATGGCACAAAAACACAATGGGTTCTGGCTTAGTATATTGGGATAAAGACGTTAGTTACATATACGAAAAATTTAAATTAGAACCAGAAAAGCATATGCATGAATATGAGGGTGACCAAAATTTTATAAACCATGTTGTCAAAGAAAAAAAATACATACAAGATTATTGCGATGGAGAAATAGTTTCGTTTAAAGCTAACTTAGAATTCGGCAGAAAATTTAATCCAGATTTACACAGCATTGTCTACTTTCACGGGCCACCTAGACCTTGGCAACAAGGCGTAATTCCATATTAATATGAACGAATCATTAAAGAACAGATTTAACAACATTTTCAAAAGAAATGTATGGGGTAGCTTTGAGAGTAAAAGCGGTAAAGGTAGTGAATTAAGATTTACAGACAGTATCATAAAGAGCATACCAAATATAATCAAAGAATATTCTATCAGCTCTATCTTAGATTTACCGTGTGGAGATTACAACTATATGAAAGAAGTTGATCTTGCGTGTGATTATATTGGAGCTGACATTGCACCAGATCTTATTGAACTCAATAAATCAAGATATCCAGATGTAAGGTTTGAGTGTTTAGATGTTACCTCTGATCCATTACCAAAGTGTGATTTAATTTTATCTAGAGATTGTTTAGTGCATCTATCTAATGCCGATATAGAAAAAGCTGTAACAAACATGAAAAAATCTGGAGCAAAATATCTATTGACAACATCGTTTTCAAACACAACAAAAAACATCGACCTTCCTGTTGGAGGTTGGCGAAAGATCAACATAGAGTTAAGCCCATTCAATATGGAAGTAACTCAAGTTGTTAGCGAAAATAGCGGTCAGGATAATGCAGAAGACAAAACGTTAAGCCTCATCAAAATCAATTAAAATAAAAAATGTTGAAATCAGATAAATATAAATTTATTTTTATTGCCATACCAAAGACTGGTACAAGAAGTATTATAGATTTGTGTAAAAAAAGATTCAATGCAGAAATAGATTTCAAAAATAGCCACAGCAGGATCGCTCCAAGCAATTATAACGATTATTACAAATTTACAGTTGTGAGAAATCCTTATGATAGAGTTGTGTCTATGTGGAAATCGACAACACAAAGAAATAACGGAGATCGTTATGGTTTTAAATCAATAATGGATTCTGAAAATTCATTTAAATCTTTTTGCAGAAAAATATTAAAAACAAAAAACCTCATAGTTCAACCTCAAAATTATTGGTTATCTAAAAACACTTTTAATCAAATTTTGAGATTTGAAAATTTAAATGAAGATTGGAATAGTTTGCCGTTCAATATTGAAAACTTCAAACTTCCTCATATAAATAAAACGAATCATAATCATTATTCTGAATATTACGATAAAGAAACTATTCAGATAGTTCAGGAAAAATATGCTGAAGACATTGAATTTTTCGGCTACGAATTTTAAATTATAAATTTGGAGAGTAAATATGGTATCGCATAAAAACAAAATTATATTCGTTCACATACCTAAAACTGGTGGAACCAGCATAGAAGCATCTTTAGGCGGCGGGGCTTATGTTAATTCGCATCACAATTTAGCTTTCTACAAAGACAATATAAAGGACTTTGAATCTTATACATCTTTTTCTGTTGTCAGAAACCCATTCGACAAAATGGTTTCTGAATATTCGTTTTTCAAAAAAACCCATCAAAAATTAAACCCAGCCTTCAAAAACTGTTCTTTTGAGGAATTTTTGAATATATTTTTCTCTATAGACGATTTTAACTTTTTCAAAAACAGCTCCCCTAGTTGGTTCAAGATGCATTTTGAAACACATAGGGTTAGCCAATTAAGCTTTCTTCACCCTCAAAAAGATTTGGACTTTCTAGTTAAATTTGAAAATATACAGTCTGATTATAATATTGTTTGTGATCACGCTGGCATTAAATTAAGAAAACTACCTCATTTAAACAGCACCCATCATAAGCATTATAGCGAATACTATAACGACAATACAAAACAAATAGTCGCGGATAAGTATCAAGAGGACATTGAATTTTTCGGCTACGAATTTTAAAAAAATAAAACATGGCTAACATACAAAAACACAAACTAAAAGAATTACTAGAAATTTGCAAAGATGTTGATGGAGACACTATGGAAATAGGTGTTCTGTATGGCGATACATTTAAAATGCTCGCGCCGTTTTCTGCCGACATGGGCAAAAAAGCTTTTGCATTGGATAGTTTTTGTGGCATGGATGAGGCTGGCGAATTTGACGGGAGCAGATATCCGAAGGGGAGGTTGAGCGTTGGCGGCGTAGATAGGTTTAAAAAGATACTGTCAAGTCATAGTGTAAAAGAAAACACTTACGAATGTTTCGAAGGTTATATTCCAGTTTGCTTTGAAAAGTTTGATGAAGAATATCCAGATAAGAAACTTAGCTTTGTGCTTCTTGATGTTGACCATTATGAACCAACAGTTAAAGCATTGGCTTGGTTTTGGGAAAAGATTCCCTCTGGTGGTATTTTAGTTTTAGACGATTATTTTAAGAACAAAGGCCTACTTGCGTCTAAAGCTATAGATGAATGGTTGCCACAAAAAAAAGATGAAATGGAAGTGCTAGAATTAAATAATACTCAGTTATTTATTAAAAAAATTAAAAAATAAACAGTAGTGAAAGAAAACAAAAATATATTTCAAATTTGTATAAATCTAAACGATAATATAGAACTTCTCAAAAAATCAAGAAAAAAACTTTTAGGCTTAAATCCAGACTATGAATATCATTATATCGATAGCGAAGATAAATTTAATGAGATAATGGCAACTAACTTTAAAAGTTCCGAAGATCTTTTCGAACAAAAAATCTATGAAAGTTTTGATTCTATAAAAACAGCACTATCCTATGGGGAGAAAAACTTCTTAATGGCTGATAAAAAAAGAAAAGAAGAAATTCAGAGAATTTGCATCCTTGTTTCGCGTACCGATATTTTTAGATATGCAATGCTTTATAAATTCGGCGGCTTGTATTGCGACTTAAGTTCTTTTTCCGAAGTTGATATTGAAAAAGAACTGGCAAAATATGATTTTGTTGCCCTCAAGTCTGAAGCTGAAGTTTTGACCAGTTTTCTTTACGCTAAAAAACACAACCAAGTTATAAAAAAGGTTTTAGAAAATTTAATTGAAGCCTGTTCGTATAGAACTATACCAAAATCATTAAATCAAATGCTAGCAACTGGGCCAGGACTACTTACTAACTCCATTCTTTCCATAAGCGGTGCAAAAAACCCAACAGAAGATATAAATTTAAATAAATATAACGGCATTGTTTTATCTGGACTAGAATGTAATTTCTTTAAATTTTTAGCTCCTTGGAAAATGGAATTGCATGAACCAGATCCTGACAATAAAAATAAAAAAATAAATGAGCATTGGCTTTTAATGAAAAAAGAAAATAAAAAAACAATACAAGAAGTTTATGAAAACTTTAAGGGTGGTTGTGGGTCTGGAGATAAAGGAACATTTCACTCATATATAGATGTATATGGAAATCTTTTCTCACCATTTAGGGAAGAAAAGGTAAACATATTAGAGATAGGGATTTGCGGAGGGCAGAGTATAAAATTATGGTTTAATTTTTTTGAAAATGCTAATATTTTTGGCGTAGATATACGTGAAACAAAACATTTAAATTTAGAAAACGAAAGAACATTCCTTTTTCACAACGATGCTACAAAAAAAGAATTTTTTAACGATGTTAAAAACAAAAAATTCAAGGTAATTATTGATGACGGATCTCATTTAACTGAAGACCAAATTTCTTCTTTTTCTTTATTAAAAGGTCTTCTTGATGAAGGAGGCATATACATAATAGAAGATGTTTTTCCAGATCATATAGACCCTATACAGGAAAAGTTTAATCATTGTTTCGAAGTTTTAGATCTTAGGCACGAAAGGCCAGATGCCCCAGATAACGTTCTAATGATATATAAAAAATAAACCCTTTACAGAAATGATAAAATTAAAAATTTGATTGAATTATATTCATTTCTTGATATCATAATGAAAGATGAAGAAAGTAATCATTACAGGGGTAACAGGACAAGACGGGAGTCACATGGCGGACTATTTGTTGGCGAACACCGACATAGAGGTGATTGCGGGCGTACGCCGACTTTCTGTAAAGAACCACAATAATATCGAACACCTAGAAGACAATCCTAGATTCAAGCTTATTGACCTAGACGTAACCGACCAACACAATGTCGATAGAGTTATTCGTGAGGAAAAGCCAGATTACTTTATTAACTTCGCGGCTAATTCTTTTGTAGGCACAAGCTGGAAGATGCCAGTAAATCACATGGATACGAATTGCATGGCTGTCTTATATCAGCTTTGCGCAATTGCTGAACACGTTCCTAATTGCCGCTATTACAACGCTGGTTCGTCTGAGGAGTTTGGCGATATAGTTTCCGCTCCTCAAGATGAAACGCATCCACTACGCCCTAGAAGCCCTTACGGAGCCTCTAAAGCCGCAGCAAGGCACCTTGTAAAAGTTTGGAGGGATTCTTACAACCTTTATGCTGTTCAGGGATGGCTATTTAATCACGAAGGTACTCGTAGAGGAGAAGAATTTTTAACAAGAAAAGTCACCAAAGGTGTGGCCGAGATATTCTGGAAAGATAGCATAGGAGATAAGTTTGAACCTCTTCAACTTGGAAACCTTGAAGCTAAAAGAGATTGGTCTGATTCCGAAGATTTTGTTGACGGTATTTGGAAAATGCTGAACCAAGAAAAACCAAAGGAATATGTCCTAGCTTCTGGCGAAACCCACAGCATCAAAGAATTTGTAGAAACTGCCTTTTCTTTTGCAGGTTATGGCATTGAAAGGTGCCGCTGGATTGGTGAAGGTTTAAATGAAAAATATTTTCACAACAACGATGTGCTTGTTGAAATTAATCCAGAATTTTATAGACCAGCCGAAGTAGATCTACTTCTTGGAGATCCAACACTTGCAGAAAAAGAACTTGGGTGGGAAAGAAAAACTGATTTTTATGGCCTTGTTAAGAAAATGGTTGACAAAGATATAAGAGAGTAGTAGAATAAAAGCATGCCTAGGGGTAAAAAGTGTTGTCCTTCATGCAATCAATTTATAGGAGCAAGATCAAGTTCTTGTGTCTGTGGTTATGTGTTTAAAAATACAGAACCAAAAAAAAAGCTTAACAAGTTTAAAATTCTTTCTAGGTTAGTTGATATACCTGATAAGAATAAAAAAATCTTTTATTTAAAGGAATTTAAATTAATGAAGATTCTCACCGAGAGGTATTCTCTTGAATTCGTTTCTATTATAGACTTTGGTAAAAAATTCGATTCGTTAGCTTATCTAGTTAGCTCGAAATTGAAGGGTACTCTAGATCAAAAATGGAGGGCGTTTAATTATAAAGTTGACAAAAGCAAATATGTTGAATATAATATAGGAGAAAAGTTTGGCGAAGACAAGATAATAAAAAGTAGAAACAAAAACACGAAAGATTTTTTAAATGAGTAAAACAAAAACAAAAGAAGAAGAAGGAGAAGAGTCGATCAACCTTCTTGGAAAATTCCTTAAAAGCAATAAGGAGGATCATTATAATTTTGAAGACGATACCAACTACAAGATTTCCAGTGGATCTTTGCAGTTCGACTTACAGCTTGGAGGTGGATTCGGTCCAGGTTTGCATAGGTTTACAGGAATGAACGAAGGAGGTAAAACTTCAGAAGCACTTGAGGTTATGAAAAACTTCCTTATTTCAAATCGTAATTCAAAAGGGGTATATATTAAAGCTGAAGGTAGGCTTTCTCCAGAAATGAGAAAGAGGTCTGGAATTAGATTTGTTTTCAAGGCGGAGGATTGGCTCGACGGTACATGCTTTGTTTTCGAGTCTAATATTTATGAAACGTGTGTCGATTTAATGAGAAAGCTTATTATAGAAAACGAAGAGAAAGTTAAGTATTGCTTTGCTCTTGATTCTGTTGATGGATTAATTCTCAAAAACGATGTTGATAAAGGTTTTGAAGATTCAGCAAAGATTGCTGGCGGAGCGGTTATCGCTGGAGCTTTCATGAAAAAAATGTCTATTGCATTGGCTAAACGAGGTCACATGGCAATCTTCATCTCTCAAGTAAGGGCTGACATTAAACTAGATCCATATAGCAAAGCGCCAGTCAGACAAACCACGGCAACAGGCGGCAATGCATTATTGCATTTTGCTAACTGGATTATAGAGTTTGAGCCTAGATTCAATAAAGATATAATACTTCAAAACCCATCTGTCAAAAAGATGGACGCGCAGACGAACCCATCTATTGGCCATTTTGCACAGGTTACAATTAAAAAATCCCCTAATGAAAAAACCAATACAAAAATAAGTTATCCAATTAGATACGGAAGAAGCGGAGGCAATTCGATCTGGATTGAAAAAGAGATAGTAGACCTTCTTTATGCTTGGGAGTTTGTTAAAAAAAGCGGCTCTTGGTATAATACAACAGAAGAATTTAAGGAGTTGCTTTCTGAAAACAAACTTGAATTTCCAGAAAAACTTCAAGGAGAAAGTAATGTTTTCAAAACAATCGAAGACAACCCTAGACTATCAAGCTTTTTAGTATCTTATTTTAAAAATGCTATTGGTGAACTTACATGAAATTTTTAGATCCATATGGGCATCCTAGAAACTTAAAAAATGCTAAAAAATATCTCATTGATTGGGAAACTAAAAGTAGGAGCAAATTCCAAAAAAACGTAAAGGATTTTCTAGTAGACTACTGGAAAAATGATATTGTTTTTGAAGAGTTCCGAATTGTTGGAACTATGTTATCTTTAGATTTTTATAATGCCAATAAAAAAATAGCAGTCGAAGTTCAAGGAGGCCAACACATCAAATATGTTAAGCACTTTCATAAAACAAAGCTTCAATATTTGGAACAGTTAAAAAGAGATCAGAAGAAACTTGACTTCTGCGAGTTTAATGATATAAAGTTGGTAGAGATATACCCTAAAGATGTTGTAACAGCTTCTCTATTTGAAGACCAAGATATATATTTATGAAAGAAGAAGAATTAGAATTTACGATACCAGAAAACTTTATAGAACAGCTTTATGAATTTAGCGGAGGTGCTGACAAATATAAAGGAATTATATTAGCTCTTTGTTCTGAGCGCGGAGCGCCAACAATTTATTCGAAATATGGTTCTACCATTGTAGAGCTAGGACTCCAAAGTGCTTTATCTGATTTTGTTTCTAGAGAATCCAATATCATTGAAAACAAGTAAAACATGATTTATAACTTAGAACTAGAAAAGCAGTTGTTGGCCGCTTTGATTAAAGAACCAGACTTGTTTTGCGAGATAGCGAATTTTATAGATCATGATGATTTTTATTCAGAAGAATCAAATTTGCACAAGACGGTTTTCACTTTAATAAAGCAAGCAATTCAAAGCGGTGAAGAAATTGACGAGGTAATCATCGCTCAAAGGATATCTTCTATTGGTTTATCTTTCGAAGATAATCTCAATCCAGCCGACTATATTAAATCTCTTGCTTTAAGGAAAGTTCCTAAAGGCAACCTTATTAAGACTGCTAGGGAACTTAAAAAAGTTTCAGTTAGAAGGGGCATATACAAGGCTGCTCAAGACATGGCTAGACAAATGAAAAACGTTTCGCCAGAAACTCCTTATCACGAAATCATTGAAAAGGCTGACCATGTATATAACTCAAGGATTAATTTGTATGAAGTAGGCGAAGATTCTCCAGTTAATATATATGACGAAATGGAGAATGTCATTGAGGAGAGAGGCAATAACCCAATCAGTGAATTTGGCATGATGGGTCCTCATCCAAAGGTGAACGAAATGTATGGTTCTATTCTAAGGCCTGGAAATATAACGGTTGTAGTTGCTAGATCTGGAGTTGGCAAGACTCAGTTCTGTATGCATTATGCCACTAAAGTTAGCGCTCAATACAACGTTCCAGTTTTACATTTTGATAACGGAGAAATGAGTAAAGAGGAACTGATCATGCGCCAGTGTGCTTCTATATCTGGAGTTTCTTCTCATCTGCTAGAAAGTGGTGAATGGAGACAGGCTGGAGAAGATGTGGTAAGAAAAGTCAGAGAAACTTGGGACAAGGTTAAGAACCTTAAGTTTTATTACTATAACGTAGGAGGTATGGACGTTGATTCAATGGTGAACACCCTTAAAAGATTTTACTTTGCCAAAGTAGGAAGGGGTAATCCTATGATACTATCATTTGACTATATCAAAACTACTAGTGAAGCTTCAGCTAATAAAAACGAGTGGCAAATTGTTGGTGAGATGGTTGACAAATTCAAGAAATGTGTTCAAAAAGAAATCCTTCATGATGGGCTACCAATTATTTCGATGATTACCTCTGTTCAATCTAACAGGTATGGAATAACCAATAACAGAAACGCCCAAAACATTGTTGACGATGAAAGCATTGTTTCATTATCTGATAGAATTATTCAGTTCTGTTCTCATATGTTTATTCTAAGAAATAAGACTGCCGACGAAATAGAAATTGAAGGAGGTGGTTTTGGAACTCATAAATTCATCAACATCAAATCAAGGCACCTTGGAAAAGATGTTGCTGGCGCTCTTGAGCCTGTCCAAATAGGAGATACTCTCAGAAAGAACTTCGTTAACCTTGAGTTCAAAAACTTCAACATTACTGAGTGTGGAGACTTGAGAGACATAGCTAGGTCTATTGACGGCGGAGCTAATATAGACGCATCAGAACCAGATTCACTTCCAAATTTTAATAATGTCTGATATGTTTAAACAAGTACTTCAAGAAATTGGATATAATCTTGTTGATTGTGGCGATCACTGGAGGACTAACGCTCTATATAGAGATGGAGATAATCGTACTGCAATTCAGATATATAAAAATACTGGAGTATGGACCGATTATATAAGAAGCGAAGGATATAGACCTTTGAAAAATCTAATAGAGCTTACTTTAAGAGGCCAGCCAGATAAAATTAAATCTATACTTAAGTCTTTGGACACAAAGCCAGACGAAATATCTGAATACAAACCTAAAGCATTAATAGAAATGGAAAAAACTTACGACGACAGCATTTTGGACAAACTGTTTCCAAATTATAACTTTTATTCAAAAAGAAAAATCTCAGAACAAACTCAAAAAGATTTTAAAGTTGGATTGGCTGGAGGTGGAAACATGTATAGAAGAATGGTATTCCCTATATATAATGGACACTCTCAAATCGTAGGATTTTCTGGCAGAAGGGTTGACGATAATGATTTTGCAAAATGGAAACACATAGGCAAAAAAAATAATTGGATTTACCCTAGTTTTTTACCAAACAAAAACAATATTGACTCTATTATTCATTTAAAAAAATCAGTATATTTAACTGAGAGCATTGGAGATGCTATGGCTTTGTATGACCAAGGAATAAAAAACGTAGTTGTTATATTTGGCTTGTCAGCAAGCCCCGCTGTCATCTCTTATTTGTCTGGTATAAACCTAACTAAAATCATCATAGCTGGCAATAACGATACAGGTTCCAAAGAAAACAGGGGGTTAATGGGTTCTATTAAAAATTATTTAAAACTCTCTCGTTATTTTGATCTTGATGTTCTATCTATTAAACTCCCACCAAATGGTCATAATGATATAGGCGATGCTCATGAGGACTCTTGTGATCTTGTTACTTGGTCTAAAGAAGTTACCGACTGTGAAAAACAAAGGCAATTTATTTCTGAATTTGTCGCAAAGCAAAGCCAAAAATTTTCAAAATCAGATATAAAGAAAGCGATAACATTAAATGAGTGAACCACAAACACCACTATCCGCAAGTAGAATCAAAACCGCTGAGAGCTGTTCTTGGTTGTATTGGACTAAGTATAAACTAAAGCTTCCAGATAGAAGCAATGATGGTGCTAGAAGAGGTTCTATCTGTCACTTAATTTTTGAGCTTCTTGGAGAGAGTAGGAGGAGGCATTATTTTGATGAAATAATAAGAACGCTTGATATCTTTAGCGTTCCTTCTATAAAGAGGTTGATGTTTAAACATGCCATTAGAGAAGGTATTGATGATGAGGATAACATCCGAATGATGAAAGAGATGACACTTAACGGTTTGATGTATGACTTCTTCGGAGACAAGAACGGAGAGCCTACTGAGGAACATTCCGAAAAAGATTTCCATATTGTTGTAAACGATGGCGTTGTTAAGTATAAGATTAGAGGATTTATTGATAAACTCTTTCTTTATAAAGACAAAAACTATGCACTTATTAGAGACTTTAAAACAAGCAAGGAAACTTTTAAAGGCAAGGATGCGGAAGACAACATGCAGGATCTAATGTATAGCCTAGCGGTTAGACATATGTTTCCAGAATACGAAACTAAACAAAGTGAATTCCTATTCCTTAAGTTTGAACTTATTCCAGACATAAAAAAGAGTGGGGTTGTGAGAATGGAGCCTCTTGACGAGGATGATCTTCACGGTTTTGAGCATCACCTTACAGAGATGCAACATTACCTTGATAACTTTACTGAGGACATGGCTACAAAAAATATGGCAGCTTACAAAGGGTTTCCAAGTGATGGATCATTTAGCTGTAAATTGTTGTGTGGTTTTGCAAAAGAAAAAGGACAGCTCAAAAAAGACGGGACACCAATGTGGCACTGTGGCATGAAGTTTGATTTCTTTTATTATGAAGTTAAAGATGCTGAAGGTAATCCTGTTCGCTCTTATTTTGATGATGAGTTCTCTGAAGATCTTGTACCTAAAGGAGGTTCTTTTGAAATGAAATATTATGAGGGTTGCCCAGCACATAATTCTTGACATGCTGTATATGTTTGGTATCATTGTGATGTGATCAAACCTATATTTAAATCAACCTATTCATCTGGGAAAAGTATATTGACTCTTGATGATATTTCAAATCTATGTTTAGAAAACAATATAGATAATTTAACGCTTGTTGAAGATAATTTAACAAGCTTCATGAAGGCTTTTCACTTATGCAACAAGGTTAATCTTAATTTAACTTATGGACTTAGATTAACTATGTGCAATAACCCAGAAGATTCTGGCTCTGATCATAAGTGCGTTGTATTTGCTCTTGATGATAAAGGTTGTAAGCTTCTTAATAAAATTTACTCTAAAGCTTTTGTTGACAATGAAGGAAGGTTGACTTATAGTGAGCTTAAGTCTTTGTGGAACACTAAGTCTTTATCTTTCGTTGTTCCTTTTTATGACAGTTTTATACATCAAAATAACTTTTTTCTTAAGAATTGTATTCCAGAAATGGATGGTTTAGACCCAAGATTTTGGATTGAAAAAAATAACTTACCCTTTGATCATCTTTTGATCAATAAGGTTTTTGAGTTTGCTAAAGGCAAATATGCAATTAGTGAGGTGAAAAGCATTTATTATGAAAACAAAAGTGATGTAGAAGCCTTACAGACATATAAGATTTTATGCAACCGAACATTCGGTAGGCAAGCAACTCTATCATGCCCTAACATTAGTCATTTTGCTAGTGACGAGTTCTGTTTCGAATCATATTTAGAAAAAACAAAATGAACGACGACCTACTAAGATACAATAGAAAACAAAAGTATATTATTTTTGACACCGAAACAGAAGGGCTAAATCTAGTCAAGTCTAAGCCTTGGCAGATAGCTTGGATAGTGGCTGAAGGTAATAAAGTAATTAAAAAATATGATAAGCTGATTCATTGGGAAGATTTAAAAGTTTCTAAAGACGCTGCAAGAATAACAGGATTCAGCCACAAATATTATAAAGATAATTCCGAAGATCCAAAGTCTGTCTGGAATGAATTTTCTAAATATCTATACGATGAAGATTATCTTGTTGTTGGTCAAAATCTATTAGGTTTTGATGTTTATATGGTTGATGTATGGCGTAGGCTTATAGGTGAAAAATTAGATCAATCATATATCAGCAGAATAATAGACACGAAAGCTATAGCTACAGCGATAGAGAAAGACGCCCCAGTTGACAAGAGCGACCTTATTTGTTGGCAGTATAGGTGGTTAAACTTTCGTCAAAGAGGTTTAAAAACATCACAATTGACACTCTTAAAAAAGTATGATATAGATCATGACCCTAAAAGACTTCACGACGCTCTTTACGATATAGAGATGAATCTTGAAATTTTTCACAAACAACTATATGATATAGAACTATGAGATATAAGAATCCATTTCCAGTAGGGGTCAAACTCCCAGAAATTGTTGTCCCAGACAAAACCTTGCTTATGCTTGGCTTATCTCACGGCAGCAGTAGTCTTGAGATCCTCAAGGAGCTTTGCAGAAAAGGTCTGCGGGACAAAGGCTTAAGAAAATTAGCAAATAAAAAAGAATATTATGATAGGACAATCATGGAGATTGACATTTTAGATGATCTCGGATTTGTAGATTACATTCTTTTGAATTGGGACATTCTAGATTTTTGTAAAGAGAAAGAAATTCCAACTGGTGCTGGAAGAGGTAGTGCTGCTGGTAGCTTAGTTTTATTTTTGCTTGGAGTAACAAACATTGACCCTATTAAATATGAATTATTTTT